AAGGGTCTGCTCTTCCAAATTGAGCGTGACATGAATGCAATCGGTCACGAGACTCGTCGTGGCAAGGGTAACATCCTCATCTGCTCTGCTGACGTTGCTTCGGCACTGTCCATGGCAGGTGTGCTTGACTACTCCAGCGGCATCTCTGGTGCAGTTGGCGGTCTGAGCAACAACGTGGATGACAACTCCAGCACCCTGGTGGGCACCCTCAACGGTCGCATCAAGGTCTATGTTGACCCATATTCGGCAAACGTTTCCGACAACCACTTCTATGTGGCAGGTTACAAGGGTGGCAGTGCATACGACGCAGGTCTCTTCTATTGCCCCTATGTGCCCCTGCAAATGGTTCGTGCCGTTGGTCAGGATACCTTCCAGCCCAAGATTGGCTTCAAGACCCGCTACGGCATGGTTGCAAACCCATTCGCAGAAGGTCTGTCCCAGGGTCAAGGTGCTCTGACTGCAAACGCAAACCGCTACTACCGTCGTGTGAAGGTCACCAACCTGATGTGAGCAATTCGCCACACGATTGTTACTTTGGCACCCTTCGGGGTGCCTTTTTTATTAAATAGTATATAATTTGATTATTCTGATGAGAGGTAGGGTGAGTAAAGTTGAGATTGAAGCAAGAGTTTATAAAATGAAAAATGAATTGTATAATGGTGTCCATTGTGCAAAAAATGGTGATTGGCACGATGGCGCTCACGATGCCCTGAATCGAGTACTGGAATTATTAAAAGAATACTATACATGACAGACAACGACCTAAAAGAGATATACAATAGGGCGCAGCGCATGAAGACTGATATTCTCATGCAAGAACCTTGTCCAATTTATGAGGGACCTGAAGATGGATGGGAAGACTACAGTTACCAAGCAAGAAGTTCAGGAGATGATCGATGATGCAATTCGACGCCACAATCGTAACGCTTCAATTATTTCTATGTGTGTCGGTTGGGTCGTTTTGTCTCTTTTTGCTGAAGGTCTCCTCAGGCTCGTAGGCGTTATTCCACCACTACTCCCATGGCTCAACATTACCCTGAAATAATAGGTATCGTTTTCCTATTGGTGTTTGCTGCCACAATGTTTTATCAAGGCACGATGATTGTAAGAGGTCATCGTGGATATCGGCATTCAGCAAGAGAAGAGCATGAATCACTAAATATGAGGAGAAGAATAGAAGAATTACTCAAGGACAAGATTCATGACGACTTGGAATAAACAGATTGAAAACAGGAATTTCCTGTCACCTATTGGGTTTAGATTCATGCTACCAAAGTTTCCTAAGGTAGCATACTTCTGCCAATCTGCAAACATTCCCAGTATCAATCTTGGAGTATCACAACAGTCAACTCCATACCGAGGACTGCCTCTTGAGGGATTTATTAGTTATGACCCCCTAACTCTTTCGTTTATGATTGACGAAGACCTTGAGAATTATATGATTCTCCACAACTGGATTCGTGCTTTAGGCACACCTAATAATACCACAGAAAGAGTTGAATACCGCAATAAGATGGAAGCACTATTCGGCAACTCAGACCTGTATGCTGACGCAACTCTAACAGTGCTAAACAGCAACTTCAATAGAAACTTTGACATTGTGTTTGAAGACCTCTTCCCAATGTCATTGAATACTTTGGAGTTTAATGCTACAATTGACGGCACGGAGTATGCTATGGCACAGGTGCAATTCCAATACCTTGCCTATGAAGTCCGCACAACAGAAGGACAACGTGATACGAGACTTGACTAATGAATCTTGAAAAAATTGAGGAAATGTGGTCGAAGGATTCCGAAGCATTCTTCGACCACAGAGAGTTGCCAGAGTTACTGGCAAACGACAGTATGGAAACCCCAAGACTTCACGCTAAGTATCTACAATTTTATAATCAGTTTAAACTGATGCTATCAGATGCTGAGGTGAAATATAGACAACTCTATAGAGAGAAGTTTGAATACTATTCTGGAAAAGCACCAGCATCAGTATACAAGGAGAAACCTTTTGACTTAAAGGTGCTCAAAGGAGACCTCCCAATGTATATCGACTCAGACCCAGATTTGTGTCGCAACAAACAAAAAATAGACTACCTTGAAACTTGTATAAATTCTATTGATAGGATTCTCAAACAAATCGACAGTCGTGGATTTGCAATCAAGAATACTATCGAAATTATCAAGTATTATGGTATTAGATGATTACTATCGTTAAGAAGAACGAAGTTTACCTGAGAGTCGAAGGTGAGCAACACATCCACAAGGAGTTGAGCGAGTATTTCTCGTTTGACGTGCCTGGTGCAAAATTCATGCCACAATACAAGTCCCGTGTATGGGACGGAAAGATCCGCTTATACTCTCCTGGCACAGGTGAGATATATGTGGGTCTTTTTGATTATCTGTGTGAGTATCTCGATAACAAGGGTTACGAATATATCATTCAGGATAGTAAGTTTTATGGCATCCCAAATGAAGAGGAAGAATATGTCACACCTGAAAGCGTTGCGTCTTTTGTTAAGTCTCTGGGACTGCCTTTCAAAATCAGAGATTACCAACTCAAAGCAGTTTTCTCAGCGATTAAGGACCGTAGGAAACTTTTACTATCGCCCACAGGGTCAGGAAAGTCTTTAATTATCTACTCTCTGGTTAGATGGCATCTTCAATACGATAGAAATGTCCTAATTATTGTGCCAACAACTTCACTCGTGTCTCAGTTGAAGCAGGACTTTAAAGACTATGGGTGGAGTGCTGACCACTACTGCCACGAAATCATGGGTGGTAGAGAAAAGTATAGCGATAAAGAAGTAGTCATCTCAACATGGCAATCAATCTACAAAGAATCTCGTAAATTCTTTGAGAGATTCGACGTAATTATTGGTGACGAAGCACACCTGTATAAAGCAAAGAGTCTGTCAGGTATCCTCACAAAGTGCCACGATGCAAAGTATAGAGTCGGGCTGACAGGCACCCTTGATGGGATGCACACTCATCAACTTGTGCTTGAGGGTCTATTTGGGAGGTGCGACAAGGTGACATCCACTGCTGACCTGATGAAGAAGGGACAGTTGACTCCCCTGAAGGTGAAGATTCTTTTGATGAAGCACGGTTATGTCCCATTTGACTACTATCAGCAAGAGATGGACTATTTGGTATCACATCCAAAGCGTAACAAATTCATCTGCAACTTAGCAAATGACTTGGATGGTAATACCTTAATTCTATTTAACTACGTTGAGAAGCACGGATACCCTTTATGGGACCTACTAAATAGTAAAGTCAGTGAAGACCGTAAGATATTCTTCATCCACGGTGGCGTTGATGCTGTCCAAAGAGAAGAAGCAAGGCGTATTTGTGAGACCGAAAGGAATGCAATTATTCTCGCATCTTATGGCACGTTTTCAACTGGCATCAATATCAAAAACTTACATAATGTAATCTTTGCATCACCATCAAAATCGAGAGTAAGAAATCTTCAATCGATTGGACGTGTTTTGAGAAAGGGAGATAATAAAGCACAGGCAGTGTTGTATGACATTGCTGATGACTGCTCCAGAAACTCCTCTCACAATTATACATTTCGTCATCTCATTGAAAGGATGAAGATATACGACGAAGAAAAGTTTGATTATGAAATCACCAAAGTCAATCTCCAGAAATGATTAACTACATTCGACACGATAACGAATTCTATGGGACAGTCAAACTGGTCTCTGGGGAAGAAGTCCTTGGGGAAATGTTTGCTATTGAAGAAGATGGCATGTCTGTCATCTATGTCTCAAATCCTGTTACTCCACAATTAACTCCTGTGGAGAAGGATGGTCAAGTTGGCATGGCAGCAGGTTTCATCAAGTGGATGCTCTGGTCAGATGAAGAATTCTTTATTATCAATGAACCAGATATTGTCACCGTTGCTCCCATGTCTCAAGAAGCAATCATGATGTATAAGTTGTGGTGGCGGAAAGAGAAAGGAGTTGAAAGCGATTCTGACGATGGAGACTTCTCTATTCCGATTAATCAAAATATGGGTCTAGTTGGTAAAGTATCTGAAGCGCGTAGAAAACTAGAAGATATTTGGAAAAGATCTTAAAGGTATCTTTTCAACCCTTACATGGTTGATTATAATTATTATTCCCGAGACTGTCAAGCTTGACACATTCCCTGATTTGGATTATTATGTTTCGGTGACACGTCATCTGCCTATGTATACTTTAATGTCTGCGAAGAAAAAGCAACACTACGTCGATAATAAAAAGTTTCTTGACGAGATTGTTATGTATCGTCAAGCGGTGGATGCTGCTAAGCGTTTGGACCAACCAAAACCTCTCATCAATTCTTACTTAGGTGACTGCTTTCTGAAGATTGCAACTCACCTGTCTTATCGTCCTAACTTTATCAACTACATGTATAAAGAGGATATGATTTCGGATGGAGTCGAAAACTGTGTGCAATACATTGACAACTTCGACCCAGCAAAATCCACCAATCCATTTGCCTACTTCACCCAGATTGTTTACTACGCATTCCTACGCAGGATTGCCAAGGAGAAGCGTCAAATGGATATTCGTGATAAACTAATCGAGAAGACTGGATACGACCAAGTATTCCACTCTGACAATAATGATGACCATTCTGAAATGAATTCCATCAAAAGTCGAATTGAAACTAACATGCGGTATTGATATGAGTGATTACATTGATGATGCATTCCGTGTTGAAGAGACTCGTTGGAAAACTTGGAGAAGTTATACTAAAGAAGGTAAAGGATTAATTACTGCACTGACTGAAGACCAATGTATCGCTGGCACTAGATTCTATCTAAAAGGTCTTCAGGAAGGGTGGCCAGAGACTCACAAATATGATGGCACTGTTGGAGGTAAACTGTGAAGATTCTTCTTATCACTGACCAACACTTTGGTGTTAGGAATGATAATCAATACTTCATTAATCGCTATCAGTTGTTTTACAATAATGTTGTCCTGCCTTATATTGATGAGCATGGCATCACTGAAGTTATCGCCCTAGGGGATACATTTGACCGCAGAAAGGGAATCAACTTCTCTTCCCTACAACATGCTAAGGATATGTGGTTTGGTCCACTAGCATCTCGTGGGGTCACCATGACTATGCTTTGTGGTAATCACGACATTTATTACAAGAATACTCTGAAGATTAATGCACCTAACCTTCTTCTTTCCGAGTATCACAACATTGAAGTCATCTCTTCTCCAACTGAGAAAGTATATGACAGGGTTAAACTGCTAATGCTGCCTTGGATTTGTGAAGACAATAAAGCAGAAGTCTTTTCTAAGATTGAATCTACAAATGCACGAGCCTGTATGGGTCACTTGGAATTGAATGGGTTTGAAGCAATCCCTGGTCACAAGATGGAGCATGGCGAAGACCCAAATCTATTCTCCAAGTTTGATTTGGTGTGCTCTGGGCACTTTCACCTAAAGAGTCGCAAGGGTAATATTCAATATCTCGGCAATCCCTACCAATTATATTGGAATGATTACGGTCAGAAGAGAGGATTTCATATCCTAAATACTGATGACCTCAGCCTAAAGTTTATTCCCAATCCATATAACACGTTTAGTAAAATTTATTATAACGACAGCATCCAAATCGATGATTCCCAACTAGAGCAACTTGATGGCACCTATGTAAAATTAATTGTTGAAGAAAAGGTCAACCAAGTCAAGTTTGATAAGGTTGTTAGAATCCTACAGTCAGCAAATCTTGCTGACTTAAAGATTGTAGAGGATGTATCATACGATTTAGAGGGTGTCGAAACGGACGGGATTGAGGTAGAAGACACACTGAGTATCCTAGAAAAGTGTGTCTCGGAATTTGACAATAAAGATTCCATCTTTGGAATTTTAAAGTCACTATACGTTGAAGCACTGGAGGTTTAAATGTGTTTGTCTTAGTCGATCAAGCAACGGGCGGCGTATACGCTGTAAGAGACGATGAAACTGTAGAGCGAGTTGTCCAACTCTTTGTTGACAAAGACGACGCAGACCGCTATTATGATATGCTATTAGCAAGTGATTATCCAAGAATCCTTGAAGTGACGGAGGTCGAAGAAGATGCCGTCAAAGATAACTGCAAGCAGTATGGTTACATGTTTACAGTTATTACACCCGATGATTTTGTTATTCCTCCACCAGGCAACCCATGATTGTATTTGAAAAGATTCGTTGGAAGAATTTTCTTTCTACTGGTAATGCATTTACTGAATTGTCTCTTAATGAATCTAGGTCTCATCTAATTGTGGGGCAGAACGGCGCGGGTAAGTCAACCATTTTGGACGCTTTGTGCTTTGCTCTCTTCAATAAACCATTTCGTAAGATTAATAAACCGCAACTCATTAATAGTATAAACGAAAGAGATTGTGTAGTTGAAGTAGAGTTTCGGATTGGTAATGTAGAATACAAAGTAGTAAGGGGCATCAAGCCAAATGTCTTTGAGATTCACAGAAATCAAACCCTCATCGACCAAGATGCTGCCAACCGAGACTACCAAAAATACTTGGAGCAATCGATTCTCAAATTTAACTTCAAGTCTTTTACTCAGGTTGTTATTTTGGGAAGTAGCACTTTTGTTCCTTTTATGCAGTTGCCTGCTGCTCATCGAAGAGAAGTTATCGAAGATCTTCTGGATATTCAAATCTTTTCGCGAATGAATACTATCCTTAAGGATAGAATCAAAGATGCAAAGGAATCTGTAGTTGCCTGTGAGCATGAATATAATCTTGCTGAGCAACGTGTAAACATTCAACGCAAGTCAATCTCTAATCTGGAGAAACTCAATAGCGATTTTATTAAAGGTCTTCAAACTAAGTTTGATGAGAATGAAACTCGCTACTCAGAGAATGTCAAACAGATTGATGAGTTTGAAAATCTGCTGGAAGACCTTAATGCTAAGGTAGCGTCCATCGATAGCATTGAGTCTAAGATGGACAAGATGAAAGATATGCGCTCAAAGATTGAGCAAAATCTTAACAAGGCAGTGAATGACATTCGATTCTATAGAGAGAATGATGTGTGTCCTACCTGCTCTCAAACTCTTCATACCGACTTCAAGGATGGTAAACTCTCAGATTCGATTGCTAAAGAGACTAAGTTTAGAGATGGACTTGCCAAGATTACCGATGGTATTAACGAAGTTTACTTTGAGTTTAAGAAGTGTAAGGAATATCAGAATCAAATCTCCAGCACACATCATCAGGTGATGAATCTCCATAAGGAAAATAGTAAAATACTGAAGGACAACAAGCAAATTATGGAGCAGGTGAATAGAGAGTCACCTGACATCGATAGTGAAAGACAGACTCTGGTTAAGTTTGAAACTGATCTTCGTCAAACTCAAGAGCATTGTGCAAACGTCAATATCGACTATAAAAATCTTGTTACCGTCTCTAGTTTGCTTAAGGATGGTGGTATTAAAACCAAGATTATCTCTAAGTTTATCCCAGTAATCAACAAGCAAATTAATAAATATCTACAGTCCATGGACTTCTTTGTTGGGTTTACCCTTGATGAAGAATTCAACGAGATTATCAAGTCTCGTTATCGCGATGACTTTTCCTATGCTTCCTTCTCTGAAGGAGAAAAGCAAAAGATTGACCTGGCACTTCTCTTCACTTGGAGAGACATTGCTAAGATGAAGAATTCTGCTTCTACCAATCTTCTTATTCTCGATGAGGTATTCGACTCATCCCTAGACTCATCTGCTACTGATGAGTTGATGAAGATTCTCAAGGGGCTTGACAAGACCACCAACCTCTTTGTAATATCCCACAAAGGGGAGGTCCTACTGGACAAGTTTGATACCACCCTTCGGTTTGAAAAGCACAACGATTTCTCCAAGGTCTCTACCGATGAAAGTCCCTAATTGGCAACACCACTCTAAGAAGGAGCAGAAGCGCCACCTCAAACCGCAAGCGATGAGGCAGGCGCGTGCCAGACGCAACCAGTTGAAGAAGCGTCTACTCGGACCCTCTGGACCCTCCAGGGGGTCTTATAGTATGTGGACACACGACAAGACCTCCCATGCTTACCTCTGAAGTCAAAGGGCAACTGGCGAAACTGCTTGCCACTGAAAACCTCATCGTTGAGCACCGTAACGTAGAGACTGCTTGCTTCGACGTGGACAAGCGTATCCTGACCCTGCCCATCTGGAATGCTAGCGACCGTGTATATAATCTGCTTGTGGGTCATGAAGTGGGACACGCTCTCTTCACCCCTGTTGTTGACTTCAATGCTGAGGCACCCAAGTCCTATGTGAATGTCACTGAGGATGCTCGCGTTGAGAAACTCATGAAGCGTAAGTTTCCTGGTCTTGCCAAAGACTTCTACCATGGGTATAAGCAGATGAATGAGTCTGACTTCTTCGGTATCAATGGTGTTGAAGTTGAGAAACTCAAACTGATTGACCGCATCAACCTCCACTACAAACTTGGTAGCGAGCGTATGATGCCCTTCCAGAATGACGATGAGATTGCCCTGCGTGACGCTGTAGGCGCTGCTGAGACCTTCCAAGAGGCAGTAGACGCTGCGCTTGCTATTTTCAATTACGAGAAAGAGCAACAGAAAAAGCAGCAAGAAGAGCAACCTACCAACCAGAAAGGCAATACTACCGACCAACAAACTAATCCTAACCAGGGCAGTAGCACCTCTGGTGATAGTTATGATGACGATTCGGATTCTGAGTCTGATTCTCCCTCTGCAGAATCTTCTCAGCAAGAGAGTAACGATCAGTCTGGCATGGGTGGAGACGAAGACTGGGAATCCATAACTGACCAGCGACTCCAAGAGAGTCTTGAGGGTATTGTTGATAGCAGTAAATATTCTGCCCCCTCTTACATTGAGATTCCTAAGATTGACCTTGATTATGTTATCGTCTCCCCATCTGTTGTTTGGGAGAAAGCAACTAACTTCTGGAATGACCCTGGGGTAAAGCAGAATGCTGACTTCACTCGTGCTGACCATGAGTATCGTCTATTCAAGAATGAGTGCTCCCGTGAGGTTTCTTTCCTCGCTAAGGAGTTTGAGATGAAGAAAGCAGCATCTTCCTTTGCTCGTCAGTCCATCTCCCGCACTGGTGTGCTGGATACCACCAAACTGCATACCTATCTTTACAACGAAGATATCTTCAAGAAAGTTACTACTCGCCCTGACGGCAAGAATCACGGTCTCATTTTTATGCTTGACTGGTCTGGGTCGATGTGTGAGAATATCCACGCTACCTATAAGCAACTGCTTTCTCTGTGCCTTTTCTGCCGTAAGACTGGTATTCCGTTTGATGTGTATGCATTCGTAAATGACCCCAACTATGCACTGCCCGACACCTTCAAATACAATCACCTGAAGGAGAATGACTTCTCTGTGCCAGAGCACTTCCACCTTCTGAATCTGCTGAGCAGTAAACTCAATAACACCACGTTTGATGCCTTTGCCAAGTATCTGTGGCGTATTACTATTATGCTTGCATCTCGTTATACCGATATGCGTAGAGATTGGGAAATGTGTGCACAGATTCCCGACTGTATTCCTCCTAGTTTGTATCTTGGTGGGACGCCTCTGAATGAAGCAGTTGTTTGCCTCAAGACTTTGATTCCCGCTTTCAAGCAGAAGAATAATGTTGAGAAAGTCCACATCTCTCTTCTGACTGATGGTGAGGCATGTTGGTCTCAGCGATGGGTTGTGCCAGCAAATCAACAAGCAACTAAAGTTATGTGGCGTCGTGCTCTTGGAGGTAATCTGGTGATTCGTAATCGTGCCAACGGTAGGACTCACAATTGTTTTGATAGTGGTAAACTTACTCAAGCACTTCTTGAATTCATGAAAGCGGAGTTTCCTGCTTGTAACTTCCTTGGATTCCGTATTGCATCCACTCGTGATGTGAATTACTATCTGGATTCCTCTGACCTAAATAAGCAGACTAACGACAAACTTAAGAAAGATTGGACTAAGAATAAGTCCTGCTGTGCTTCTATTCTCGGATTTCAAGAAATCTACTTCTTCCAAAGTAAGTCTCTGGAAATCAGCAGTGAGTTTGAAGTTGCCGATGACGCAACTAAAGCACAAATTAAGAATGCCTTCCAGAAGTCTCTGAAGTCTAAAGCAAACAACAAGAAGATTTTGTCCTCCTTTATTACGCAAATTGCATGAAGTGTGAAGTCACCCTCTACAAAGCAGGCACCATCTTTAAGGAAGAGGTAATTGCTAAGGATTATCAAGATGCACGAAAGGTTGCGATTGCTCGTAACCCTGGTGCTACAATTGTTGGAGTTACGGCAGTATTTCGATGAATATTTTTGTCACTGATGAAGACCCCTGCCTGTCAGCATACTGTTTGCCAGACAAGCATATCGTTAAGATGCCACTAGAATGCTGTCAAATGCTTGCCGTAGTCTTCAGTAAATGGTATCATAACATCGGACCAATCTTTAAAGAAGATGGGTCTGCATATAATGTAGAGAAAGGTGCCTTTCGCAATCATCCTTGCACAAAGTGGGTTGCTGTTTCAGACCATAATATCCAATGGTTGATACAGCATGGAATCGCTTTGTGTGAGGAATATACATATAGATACGATAAAGTGCACTCCTGCGAGAAGAGTCTTCGACTTGCAGGCATACTTTATCCACATGGGTGTCCCGAAGACCATACCGACTTCGCCCGTGCTATGCCTGACGAATATAAGTTAGATACTAGCATCTCAACATTTGATGCATACAAGATGTATATCGCATCTAAACCTTGGGTGAAAGACAACTATCTTAGGAAACCAGAGCGTAAACCAGATTGGATTGAATGAATTGAAACATGTACTCTTTACCCTTTACGGATGTGATGTAGACCTTCTCAATGACCGCATGTTCATTGAGAATCTTTTGTATGAGACCTCGCAGAAATGTGGGTCCACATTTCTAAACACAGTCTCTCATCAGTTTGAGCCTCAGGGAGTTACTGCTGTTACCCTACTGGCAGAAAGTCATATCAGTATTCATACTTGGCCAGAGACGCAAATAGCAGTATGTGACATCTTTACTTGTGGTGACCATACCAATCCTATGGATGGTTTCTTCTTTATGAAGGAGTCTCTGAAGTCTACAATGGCAAGACACTGTGAATATAACCGCCGCATTTCCCCCATTGTGCCAGTTGACGAAGCGGTCTCTACCATCGTCAGCGAGGGGACCACTGCCCTATAATACTTAGGTAATCGACAGACGCCCCGATGCCTAAGACCTCTGACCTGACCACCGAAGCACTGGTTTCCTTCCTCACCGAGACCTACGGTGAGCAGGTTAAGACTGAGCAAGTGCTTGCCGCTGCTGACCACTTTGGTGTTTCTTATCCCACTGTGACGAAACGTCTTGATTCCTTTAAGTCTGGACGTGGTAAGTGGAATCTGACTGTGCAAGAGGCACGTCAACAACTGGAAGCACAGGTCCAGTCGCTTGTCCCATTCGCTGAGAAGAATTTGGTCCCTCAAAAAGATAATCACTTTGTCCCCTTCGGCAATTTTGCCGACCTTAAGAAAGTAATTTCTAGCAAGATTTACTACCCCATCTTCATCACTGGTCTGTCTGGCAATGGCAAGACCTTCGGTGTTGAGCAAGCATGTGCTCAGTCGGGTCGTGAATTGATTCGTGTTAATATCACTGTAGAGACGGATGAGGATGACCTGATTGGTGGTTTCCGACTGGTTGACGGTAATACTGTTTGGCATAATGGTCCTGTGATTGAAGCACTTGAGCGTGGTGCAGTGCTTCTGCTTGATGAGATTGACCTTGCATCTAACAAGATTATGTGTCTTCAGTCCATCCTTGAGGGCAAGGGTGTCTTCCTTAAGAAGATTGGTCGTTATGTCCTCCCTGCACCTGGTTTCACTGTGGTTGCCACTGCCAACACTAAGGGTAAAGGTAGTGAAGACGGTCGTTTCATTGGCACCAACGTGCTCAACGAAGCATTCCTTGAGCGTTTCCCTGTGACCTTTGAGCAGGAGTATCCCACTCCTAAGATTGAGGCAAAGATGCTCAACAACTACTGCGTTGAGTTGGACTGCTGCGATGACAAGTATATTCAAAACCTTGTCTCTTGGGCAGACATCATTCGCAAGACGTTTGCTGATGGTGGAGTTGATGAGGTTATCTCTACTCGTCGCCTGGTGCACATCATTCGTGCCTACAGTATCTTCTCTGACCGTGTGAAGGCAATCAAGATGTGTCTCAATCGTTTCGATGACGAAACCAAGCAGTCTTTCCTTGAGTTGTATGATAAAATTGACAACGAGGTTGACGTGACTGTTGACAATCCTCTCAATTTCTGATAATCTACCTACATAATCTATCCTAACTATGGCATTCAAATACAACGAAGAAGCAACTCTCGATGAGTTGCGTCAATACATTCTGGATACCTATCGCCAACATTATTCTACTGGGGATGATGGTATCCAGACTCTAGATTTGATTGAAGCATGTGGCGATGGAGAAGCATTCTGTCGTAGTAACATCCTAAAGTATGCATCTCGCTATGATAAGAAGGGCACTGCCCGTCGTGACATCCTAAAGGTGCTACATTACGCAGTGTTGTTGCTGCACTTCAACGACAAAAACGCAAACCTTGAAAACTACAACCGCTGATTATGCAAGACGAAGCACGACTCAATGTAAAACTCAGCAAGGCAACCATTGACCTGCTGCGTAACTTTAGCACTATCAATAAGTCCATCCTTATCAATCCTGGTAAGTTTGTGCAAACTATGTCTCTGAATAAGAATATCATTGCAATGGGTGATATTCGTGAGAGTATTCCCGAGCGTATGGCAATCTATGACCTGCCTCTCTTCCTTGGAGCACTGTCGCTATTTAAGCAACCGATGCTCTTCTTCCCCGATGATAAGAAAGTTATCATCTATGATGAAGAGACCAGGGGTAAGACTACTTTCTACTATAGTGACCCAGACATTATCGCAACTCCCCCTCAGTTTAATCCAGATATTCCTGAGAAAGAGTTGCACTTCGACCTTCCCCAGCAAGATATTCAGCAATTGATGCTGGCATCTAAAGTGTATGGTGTTGAAGACCTGTGTGTTTATGGTTATGAGGGTGAGTATAGTATCTGTGTGAAGGACAAGAAGAATGAGACCTCCAACGTCTTCTCTCTTCCCCTGAAGAAAGTGCTGTTTGATAACTCTCCTGGCACTCCCACTGACATTGACCGTAAAAACTTCTGTTATTGTTTCAAGGTTGAGAATCTCAAACTTCAGGATGGTAGTTATCATGTATGCATCAGTCGCAAAAACATTGCTAACTTTACTTCCCTGAGTACTTCTAATCTGAATTACTTCATTGCACTAGAACCCAACTGATTCACGGGGACTTCGGTCCCCTATTTTGTTAACCTCTGCAGCGATACCATACTATGTCTGATAATTTTCTCTGGGTTGAAAAGTATCGTCCTCAAAAGATTGAGGACTGTATTCTCCCAGATGCCACTAAGGAAGTCTTTCGTGGTTTCCTTCAGCAGGGTGAGATTCCCAACCTGTTGCTTGCTGGCACCGCTGGCGTAGGCAAGACTACAGTTGCTAAGGCACTGTGTGCTGAGATGGGCGCTGATTGCTATGTGATTAACGGGTCCGACGAGGGTCGTTTTCTGGACACTGTGAGAAATAACGCCAAGACCTTCGCTAGCACCGTCTCCTTGACCTCTGAGGCACGTCACAAGGTCATTATCGTGGATGAGGCGGACAATACCACCCCTGACGTGCAACTCCTCCTGCGAGCATCTATTGAGGAGTTTCAGAAGAATTGTCGATTCATCTTCACTTGTAACTACAAGAATAAGATTATTGCTCCTCTGCACTCTCGATGCTCAGTAATTGAGTTTTCTACCAAGGGGCAAGAGAAGAAGCAGATTGCCGCATCATTCTTTGGTCGTGTCACTCAGATTCTCGATTCTGAGAATGTTGAATACGACAAGAGGGTGGTCGCTGAAGTTATCCAGAAGTATTTCCCAGACTTCCGTCGCACCCTGAATGAGTTGCAGCGGTATGCATCGTCTGGTAAAATTGATACTGGTATTCTTGCATCTGGAAATGATGTAAATATCTCTAACATTGCAACTTATTTGCGAGGTAAAGAGTTTACCAACATGAAGAAGTGGGTCGCTCAGAATATGGACAATGACCCCATCACTATTATGAGGAAAATCTATGACAGTCTCTACTCTTATCTTGACCCCAAGTCAATTCCTGAAGCAGTGCTTATCATCTCTGAGTATCAGTACAAGTCTGCTTTCGTTGTTGACCAAGAGATCAACATGGTGGCATTTTTAACTGAGATGATGATGAGGTGTGAATTCAAATGAAAAAAGTAAGACATTACTACGAACATAATTATACTAGCTCTGGCAACGTTACATACAACGAGTTGAAGGAATTTTTTGATTTAACTGGTGCTAAACTGTATAAAGATGGAACGCTATTCTATACTTATGAATTCGTTGGAAAGAATGTGCACTACTTTCATTATGTTGGATGTGAAGAAGTTGAGATACAAGAAACCGTAGTTAAACTTCCAACCGTTAATAAGTATGAAAATGGATACAATTGGAAAACAACAGGACTAAATGCCAGATTGAGAAAAGCAAATCCTGCGTATAACCCATACAATCCACAGGGAAAACTTCCAATTAATCCAAGGACGGGTAGACGAGACGGTAAACAATGAGACAAGAATACACAACTAAGCAGTTATTTCCAGTCAGGTGCTTCGCCTTTAAGGCATCAGAGCACCTGACTACTTCTGCTTTAGAAGCATGTGGGGAAATCAAATACAAGAAGTATAACGAGCCGTATGGTGTTGGTACTTCAGATGAAATCCAACACCTCCATCAATTCAGATTCCTTCATGAATGGTTTCAGAAATGTGTGGATACTCTTCACGCAGACTATGCATGGAATTGTGACCGTCTGGTTGTGAATAAATCTTGGGCAAACCGTTCCGACGCTGGCACTGGTCACCACCACTATGCGCATAGGCACCCCATGTCTTTTCTTAGTGGCATCTTCTATCTCACTGAGGGCGCTCCTACGGTCTTCCTAGACCCAAATGACAGACGAGAGTGGGGTCAATTTACCCTAGATGGTGGACCTGAGGATGAGTGTCGATATTACTATCACGGCGGTCCTGGTGGACTGATACTATTCCCTAGTTATATGGTGCACTCCTCGGTCCCGAATGATTCTGAGTTTGATAGATATACTATCGCATTCAATACCTTCCCATCTGGCAGTGTAAACTCTGGTGCATGGGGTAGGTCCATGGCAGAAGTTACAGTTAGGGGATGGTCTCCATCTGAGTTAGGTCCATTACGTTTAGATGATTATGCAAGGCAGTGAAATTCACCTTTTCCCAGTAGTGCTTAGAAAATATCAGATACCAAATCATGAAGAGTTAAACA